CGGCGACTACAGCACGGGCTCCGCGGTCGCGCTCGTACTGGTGCCGGAGGCGGCATGGAGGAGCACGGGAATCCCCGGCGCCGTCAAGAGGCCGGTCGCCGTCAGCGCCCCGGTGACGACGACCGGCCCGGTAATGCCGCCGGGGAACGTGGCCGCGCCATTGACGATCAAGGTCCCGACCTGCGCGAGGGTCGTCGCGAGGACGAGCGAGGTCGTGGTGGCGGCGACGCCGACGACGCGGCTCAGGGCGGGGCTCGTGCCCGCCAAGGCGCCGGCGGCGGCGGCGAGGTAATAGGTCGTGCCGACCGTGAGGCCGGTCAGCCCGGTCATGACCCCCGCCGTCCGGATGGCGCCGCTGGCGCCGCTCGCGATGTCGGCGACCGCGAAGCCGACGACGGGTGTCGTGCTGCTGTAACTGTTCGAGGCGGAGGTCCGATACCAACTGCCCGCGACGAGCGATCCGGAGCCGTCACTGAGATAGACCGCGTCGCCCGCCGTGAGCGCTTCGCCCGCCGTGCCCGTGATGTCGAGATTCGCGCTACTGGCCGGGACCGCGCTGATGTGATCGCGGGTCCAGATCGTGACGAGGTTCGCGTCTTTCAGCACGAATTTATAGCTGGCGCCGGGGGCCAGAAAGATCGTCGCGCGGCCGGCGCTATCGAGTTCGATGGGGTTTTCGTTTTCGACGCTGAGGCCGACGTCGGTATACGTCGTGGCGGGGGTATCGACGAGCCCGGCGACGTAGGTATAGAGGAACCCGCCGTTCAGCGGATTGTCGTCGTTATCGAAGCCCGTCCAGTGAGGCCACGGCGCGTACGTCCCGGTCGCCATTTACGGGGTCCTCGGCGTGAAGCCCACTTGGCGTTCCCGATAGAGTTTCATCAGCGCCTCATATTTCCTGGTGGATTTGCCCGCGATGATGCGGGCGGCCGTGGTCGCGCGCATCCCTTTTTGAAAGACGTGCTCGCGCATGAGATTGACTTCATCGCGCGAGAGCCCCGCGGGCACGCGCACCGCCGCTTGGCGCGCGGCCGTGCCGAGTTCCTGGAGCGTGCGCCCCACCGCCGGGGCGGTGACGTTCTGCGCTTCGGCGAGCACGGGGCCAGCCATCTCCACGGCCGCCGCGCCTGTCCGTCCGCCGACCAGATGCGTCACGACATTCCGCGCGCCTGTGATGGCCGCATCGGCGGTCGTCCCCGCCTTGCTCAGAATCGGCCCGCCGTACGCGTTGATGGCGCCTTTGCCGAGGTCGACGAGCATTTCTTCGCCCGAGGGGCGCGGCGTCGTATTCGGATGGAAGGTGCCCTCGTTGTCATATTGCCCCGGCGTATATTTCTTGGCCGCGTAGTCGAGCCAGTCCATCGCAATCGGCGACAGGCCCGCAATCGCCGTGGAGACGCCAGCCGCGACCGCCGCGGGGGCGCCGATGGCGGCCCCGATCGGCACGGCGAGGGGCGCGGCGCCGAGCGCGAGCATGACATTCGCCTCTTTCTCTTTGGCCTGTTGTTTCGCGGCGCCCCCAAACCATGTCGCCTGGACGTTGCCTTCGCGGACGGCGCGTTCCTGAATGGCGCGGTCGATCTGGTCGGCCTCGCTCATGTCGGCGGGGCCGAGAATCCGCTCGACGTGGCCGTCGGGAAACGTCGTCGTCCACATTTTCGTACGCCCTGGGATTTCGTGCGTCTTGGCCACGAGTGCGGCGGGCGTCGTCTGCGTATATTGCGCATCCGTCTGTTGCTTGGCCGCTTGCCACGCCTGGAGGCCGTTGGTGACGGCGCTCGTCACGCGGTCCCCGAGCGATCCCGTCGGCGCCTGGGCGGGCGGCGTCGCCGCGTTCGTCACGGTGGCGCCGCCGAGCGTGAACCCGTTGGCCTGCATAGGCGCGGGGCGTGTCGGCTGGGGCATCGGCGCCGTCGGCCGCGCAATCGCGAGATCCGGAATGGCCGTCTGGTCCGCGGGCGGCGTGGACGGCAGCGTGATGTCGTGCTGCCGCAGCGCGGAGGGATTCGGGGTCGTGAAGGCCGCGAACTCATCGGCTCCACGGCCCTCAAGGCCTCGATTGCGTTGCCCGCCGCTATCGGTTGCGAAGCGCTGAAAATCGCCGAGCGTGACCGCTTCGCCGGTATTCAGTTTCCGGATGATGCCGAGTGCCCGTGCTGGCAGGTTCCACGCGACGGAGACGAGCGCATCGTATTGTTGCTGCGTCACCGGCACCCGGAGGTTCTGGCTGACAATCGCGCCTTTATCCTCCCGGACTTGCCGCGCCAGTTCGGCGTCGGCTTCTTCCTGGGTGATGCGTAAGTCCTTCGTGACGGGTTTTCCCTTCCACATCCGCATCCCGTAGCCGATGGCGAGGCGCCCGGCGTCGTCGTAAGGCTCCGCGTAAAAGCCCCCTTCTCGTCGTTTCAGGGCGTCCGCCCCGCTGGGAGAGAGCGCGCGGTCGGTCGATTCCGGCTGGGCGGTCGTCTGTTTCTCAGCCATCACTTGCGATGCGTATCAAAGCCCGCGGGCGGTTGTTTCGGGCGCGGCGGCGGCGGCGGCGGCGGCGGCGTGAGCGCGGGCACGCCAGGAGGGCGGCCGTTCGGCGCGGCGACCGGGGGCGTCGTCGTCTGCGAGGGCACCGGCGCGACCGTCGTCGCGCCTGGGGGCGGCGCCCCGCCCTGTTGCTGGGGGATCGCCGATGGCGCGGCGGCCGGGCCGGGTGCCGCTGGGGGCGGCGGCGGCACGGGCGCGGCCTGTGGCCCGGCGACCGGCGCATTTTCGTAGGTCGCCCGCAGGAAATTCGCGATCACTTCCGACGTCTGCCCAATCAATTTATATTGATTGGTCGTGACGTTATCCATGTCCTTCTGCATGCCCTCCGCCACGCCCCGGAAGACATCGGGCGATTGCGCGGCGCCGAGGAGTTTGCTGACCTCAGCCGCCGCCGTGTCGGTGAGGCCTTGCGAGGAGAGCGCCGAGCCGCTGACGACCTTCGCGTATTCGCGCGCCGCGGTATAGATGTACAGCTCCAGTTTCGAGAGGTCTTTGCTGTCGGTGAAATTGCTCTGCGCCCATTGCAGATATTTGTTAGCGTACTTCACGTCGGATCGCCCGACCTCTTGGCTTTGGTCGAGCGCGAGTTGGAGGTTGTCTTTCGCCGCGCCGGCGGAGGCCGCCGTATTCTGCGTCAACGTCACCTGTCGCGTGAGGGCGCCGCTATAGGCTTTGTATTCGGCTTGGAGGGTCGGCCGATCCACCCCCGCGGCCAATTCCAGTGCGGCGGCCTTCGCATCAATGTCATTGCGCGCCAACTGCGTCGGAATGGCGGTGCCCAACCCCAAGTAGGGGGTCGTGTTTTTCAGCGAATAATTGACCGCGTCCTCGAACGTCTGCCCCGCCGTGCGCCCCGTAATCGGATCTTTGACGGCGGCTTCCGCCGGGGTCGGCCGATAGGGCGTCTGGGTCATGCGGCTCTTGTTGATTTCGATCAACTCGCGCATGTTCTGCACGGCCGCGGTCGCCGTATGGAGCGCCCGGCCCGTGACGTCATAGTCGGTGTTCGTCGTCGGGTCGCGATAGAAGAACTGCCCCGGCGCCCCATTCGCCCCCGGCACGTAACTGCCTTCGAGGTTGTTGCCGATCCCGGGGACATCGAACGTCGCGGGCTGTGAGTTGCCTTTCCGCGCTTCCCCTTGATGGAGGACGCGCCCCGAGGGCGTAAACGTCGTGCTGGTGTCCGGCGTGGTGATCCCGCTGGTTTCGTCGTCGATGATTTTCTGATAGCGCTTTGACGGCGCCTGTCCCATGACGCCGAGCGTCATCTGCATCGGGTCGACGCCCTCGCCGAGCATCTGCGTGACGTGTTGACTTTGCTGCGGCGTGATCTGGCCCGCGGCCATCGCCGCCCCGAGCCCCGCCGCGACCGCGTGCGCTCGCTGGTCGGTCGAGGCGCCTTTCGGCAGCGTCAACATCATCTGATACGCAATGTGCGCCGCTTCGGCGTAGCCCTCCTTCCGCAAGTCCAGCATCGACTGCATCGACTTGAGGATGGGCTCTTGATAGGTGATGGGAATCCCAGCCTTCGTCATCAGGGCTGTGGCGCTTTCCGGCGTGGCGTTGTCGCCGAGGCTCTTGGCAATCTCGACGGCGGTCGCGTCGTATTTGAGCGCCCGCTGGCGCGCGATATAGACCGGGTCGCCGAGCGTCTGTCCGGTCTGCTGCGCGATCTGCCCAATCTGGTTGAGCGCCTGTCCCCAGATCGCGCCGCGCTGCTGCGCCGCCTGCCCTTCAATGGCCCCGACCTGTTGGACGCCCGCCGCGCGAATCCGCCCTGGCGCAGCGATGCTCTCCGCGATGCTGTCCACGTAGGGGTTCCGGTAGGGCGAATAATCAAATGGCGGCATGGCTGCTTAGCTGTTAGGCATTATTCGTCGAGTAAATCTTATCAAAACTGTCATTCTGCCGATTCCGAAAGACGTTGTAGTTCTGGAGCGCGTTCTGGTAGGCGAACGTATACGGATCGAGGTACTGGCTCCCGTAATTCAGCGAGTAGTCATTCCGGCGCCGCGCGTCGGCATTCGCAAATTCGTTGCTCGCGTAACTCTGCGTGAACATATCGAAGTCTTTGATCGACCCGCCCGTATTGGCGAGGCCGCGCGCCGCCTGCGAGTTCGTCAGCGCCTTCTGCCCTTGGTCGAGCCTGAACTTGTAGCCGGGGTCCGCAAAGACATCGGCCTCGGAGGTCGGCGTAAAGGCGGGCGCCTTCTGAAACTCGGGGAACGTCCCGGGCCACGGCTTCGTGAACGGGCCGGTGTCGTAGGCGCTCATATCGAAGCCGCCACCGCTCGTCGGCGTCTCGCCGCCCGGGAGATAGATGGGGTTATCGTACCCATCCGCGAGTTTCACGAACCCGCCATCCAGCATGATCCCTTTGTGGAGCCCGTCCGACCGCGTATCGAGCGTCACGTTGAAGCCGACCGCCTTCATGTCCTTCGCGAGTTGCTGCCACGCCGCTTCTGATCCCGACTGCTTGAGCGGCAGGTCGGGATGCTGCTGGCGCCACGCCGTCACGTACTCCTGCGGCGTCAGGGTCGTGTGCCCGGGCGTGCCGTTGTTCCCGGCCGCGGGCGGCGTCGTCGCCGCGGGTGGGGGCGTCGCGGTGGGCGGCGCCGGGTAGGTCGGCGTGCCGTACCCATAGCCGGGCCGACTCCGGGGTGGCCCGACCGGAATCTCGTTGCCGTTGTCGTCCAGATACACGGGTCCCGCCATTAGTGCGCCGCCCATCCTTGGCCGTCCCATGTCCCGACGCGGCCATTCGGAAATGTTTTCGCCATGCCGATCGTGTGTCCCGTGGGCGTCGCGACCGGCACGGGCGGCGCTTTTGGAATCGGCACGTAGTCGGGAATGTCCCGCGGGGCGAGGCCGAGCAAGGTGCCGAGGCCGCTCATGCGGCCTTCCCGTGCCCGCCACTGGTCATAATTCCCACGCTGGGCGCTCTCGGCGTTCAGCCGGTCCTGCTCCGCCTGCTGCTGTTTGAACGCCAGCGACTCGCGTTCCGCCTGCGCGGCAATCTCCGCCGCGCGCGTGGCGGCGTCCGTCTGGAGTTGCGTCGATTTGCCGAGCGCATTGCTCTGAATCTTGCTCCCAGCGAGGAGGGCGCCGCCGCCGATCACGGCCGCTGCGACGAGGGGCATCAGCTCTGTCCTTTCACGGGCACGAAGTAACTCTCGCCCGGCACGGGTACGGCGCCGACATGGCGGAGGAGGCCGCGCACGCGGTCGTCGATCGCCTGCGTCACAAAGCCGCCGACGCCGTACTCGGCGCGCACGGCCCGCTGCACGGCGGCCCACAAGCGGTTCGCCACGCGCCCGTGCCGCTCGTCCGGCGCGATCCATAAACACTCGGCGTGGAGGACGACCGTCAGGACGTGATGCCCGACGATGACGCCGTCCCGCTCGACGACCACAATCCGCGTGGTCTCCGGCGCGAGTTGCTCCCAGAACGCTTGGATCGCGGGGAGGCGCCGCCATTCGGCGTGCGGCAAGATCCGCGTCACGAGGGCACTTGATCGATCACCAGATCGAGCCGATACGCCATCGCCGTCGCCCCGACCGAGATGTAATCCGTGCTGTAGGAGATCGCCGTCGCCGCGTCCGCCCGCACCAGGAGCATCCCGCTCTGCACGGTGCTCGTCGTGTTGCCCGTCAGGGCCGGGCCGCTCTGCGTCGTCGTCACGCCACCATCCGTTGCCGTAATGTGGATGGTCAGGGACGAGGACCCGGTCGCCGCCGTCGTGATCCGCGCGTACCACGTCACCCGATACAGCCCGGCGCTGATCGTCCCGAGCTGAAACGGCGTCAGCCCAATCGCCGCCGTCAACGGCCCCGTCGTCGGCACCGCCGCCGCCTGCGGCGTCGTCACCTGGACCCGCGCATCCCGATCCGTGAAGTAGGCGATCCACGACGGCGCGTTCACCCGCCCGGTGCGGTCGGTCAGCGGCGTCTGAAACGGCGGCGGCGAGAGGTCGATGCTCATACGTCATGGTTCACAAAGGCATCCATCAGGCGCCACGGAATCGGATCGCTGCACGTCACTTCGAACACGCGGTTGCTGCTCCGGCCGAGGCGCGTCCACCGCACGCGGGTCCCATACGCGCCCATGCGCCCGGCACTCGCCGTGCGCTCGATGCTCCAGGTCTTCCCGCCGTCGTCGCTGTTGCGCAGGGCGACGCGCGGCGCGGCCCCTTGGCCGGTGCGCGTGCCGAGGCCCGCTTCGAGGAAGACTTCCAGTTGGCGAATGGGGAATTGCCGATGCTCGCCGAACAGCGCCGGCGTAATGCGCTGCCGTCGAATCGCGGAGCCGTCGGCCTCAGTCCCCAGCGCCGTGTCGAGGACCGAGATTTGGCCGGTCCCTGATTCTCCCACAAGATGCTGCCCGAACGCATGGGCATGCACGCGGGGCCGCCATAAGGCATAGCGATTGTCCGCCGGGACCCACGTCCCCCGCTGATGCCAGAGCCCCGTCGTCCGGTCACAGACCCACGTCGCGTTGGCCGTCGGGAACCGGAGCACATAAAAGTTATGCCCCTGATCCTGATAGGTGAACGCTTCGGCGTCGGTAATCGTGCTGGTCCGCTGATAGGTGGCAATGGCGGCCTCGACCGCGTGCGTCGAGATGCGCTGCGGCGTGTAGCCGCGCGCCGCGACGACAATCGTCGCCCCTTGGTATGTATGACTTAGCCAGAGAATCTCGTCGCCCGCCGCCGCGAGCGACCACGGCGCGAGCGTCCCGTAGTTGAACAACGACCCGGGGATGAGGTCGAAGGGGACCGGGAACCGGCCGCTCTCGTAATAGACCTCGCCCGTGTGCTCGCCAATCAGCCAGAGTTCCCGGCGCCCCGTCCGGTCGGCGCTGATCATGGCCGTCCACGGATCAGGCGCCGTCGAGCGCGCGAGAAACTGCGTCGGGTCCCACGTCGAGAAATCTTCGCGGTCGGAGACATAGACGCGGCCCGTGGTCGGGACGAAGGCCAAGCCGAAGCCATCAATCGCGCCAATCTGGAGGACGTTGGCCGGGAGCGCGAGCGCGGTCAGGACGTTCGTCGCCAGATCGAGCCACGCGATCGTGCCACCGCTACAGACGAGCAGTTGGTTCCCGGTGCGCCCGTTGGCCGCCATCTGTGCCGGGTTCCCGTCCTGGGCCATCCGCCCGCGCTCGATCGTCGTTTTCGTGGCGAAGACTTCCCGCACGCTCATGCCGATGACGGCGTGCAGGCGGTTGTTCATGGAATGGAAGCCGCGGGCGCCGATGTCGGGGACGGTCACGAACGCCTGCTGGCCCGGCGTCGGATAGAGCACGACGCGGTTGAGCGGCGCGTTCAGGCGGCCGGGCATTTCCGCGAGCAGTTCCGGATACCAGTTCATCGTCACTTCGCCGTCGGCGATGATCGACTGGCTCGGATAACTGCCGCCAATGAACGCGGGAATCCGCATCAGCCGTTCCCTAGCTCAATGTCGTAGGTGGCGCCGCGGCTGAGGACGCCGGGATCGAGGCTGAGGTCGGTCAGCTTCAGGTTCGCTTGCTGGATGAGCCGCTTGGCGTCGGCCGCGCTCTTGACGAGCTGGGGGTCGACGGGTAGGTTCTCGCGCCACGTCGCGCCAAACTCGACCGCAATACTGTCCCGAATAAAGCGGAGGTAGCCGGGCGGGAGCACGATGGTGTCCCAGACGGAGGCAAAGCGGGGAATCGGCGATGGCGCGTAGAGCACCCCTTGCAGGCCCGTGGCGCTCGGCGTGGGCCACAAATAGAGGCTCCCGAGGTTCCCGGCATAGGTCGGGTTGTAAAACGCGTAGCGGGGCAGCGTGCCGGTCTGCGTCTTCTGCGGCAGGGCTGCCCACGCCTGTTCGGTCAAGAGATCCAGGCCACGTTCAAGCGGGATGGTGAGGTTCGTATCCTGGTAGCTGATGTGGTCGATCATCGCGGGCCGCGTCATATTCACCGTGCCGCCCGTCCCGACCGTATACGGCGTCGTCAGCGTGCCGCCGCTCGACGTCAGGGTCCAGGTGGTGCGGAGCAGAAACGGCATCGTCAGGCGTTCGAGCGCCAAGCCGTCCATCCACGCGTTCAGGATGAGGAAGCCTTCCGCCATGTCTTCGGCCGATGGCGTCTCGCCCGCCTGAATCACGTTGATGCGGGCCAACGCCCGCGTGATGAGATTCGCGACCGTAATGGCGCCGGGGGCCGTCGCCGCCTGGAGCGCCTGCTGCTGGAGCAGGGTAATCGTCGGGAGCTGAATCGTCGTCGTGACGGCGCCGGTGCCGGTGAACGTAAAGGCGACGAGCGCCCCGTCCGTTTCGGCGAGGCTCGGCCGGTAGGTGTAATAGCCGCGCCCTTCGGCGGTGCAGAGGCCGCTGCCGACGCTCCCGATCGCCTGCACGCCCGCATCAATCGTCACGTAGACGGTGACGACGCCCGTAAAGGGCAACCCACTCGCGAGGGTGAGCACCTGGGCGCCCACGGCTTGATCAGCGGCGGCGCGAATCATGTTATTCGGGCTCCTTCAGGCCGATGAGGCGCGTGCCCTCGACGAACCACACCTTGAACGTGCTCGGAATGGTCGTATCGTCGAGGACGAGGAGGACGCCCGGCATCGTGGCGCCCGGCCCCTCGCGCCACCAGCGGCGCGTCGGCAGCGACAAGATCCCGGCGGGCGGAATCGAGGGCGCGGGAAGCGTGGCGGTCGCCTGCCCCATCAGGGGCGAGGCCGGTTGCGCACTCGCGGCGCGGATCAGCGACCAATAGAGGCGCACCGGCTGGCCGAGACCAAACACGGACGTCTGGGCCGGGGTCGCAATCGTGATGGTCCCTTCCGATCGCGGCGGCGCCTTGGCGAGGAGCGCCGCCGTCCGGTCGGGATACCACGCGGCGCGGAGCGGCCCCGCGAGCGGATAGAGATAGAGCGCCTGCGGCTCGACCCCATCGAACCGGTTGGGCGGCACGCTGAATTGCGCGAGCCGTCGGAGGAACCAGCCGCGCAGTTCCGGCTGGCTGACCGGATAGAGGAACGTCGCGGCGGTTGGTGCCCCGGGCAGCACCGCGAACACCGGGGTCCGCGCGGGTTCGAGGCGGCGCCACCAGCGGTCGCTCGGCGGCGGCGGCACCGCGGGCGGATTCTGGACGGGCACCGCTGGCCCGCGAATCCCCCGCAACGTAATGATCGGCTTCGGCCGCTCGCGATAGGAGGCCAGCACGCCGTCTGGCGTCACGTTCAGGACGAAGACATCGGCGGGGAGCGCCGCTTGGCCCGGGCCACTCCGGTCCCACCAGGCGGGCACTTGGAGACGGAGCGGGAGCGGCACCGGCGCCGGTGGGGGGGACGTCCAGAAGTCCGTATTGACCGTCGGGACGAACACCGAATACTGCGGCGCCCAGACGTCCTGGCGATACCGGACGGGCTGCGTCTCGATGCGCTGGCGATCCGGTTGAAGCAGCGTGTACGTCAGGATGGTGTCGGCGGTGACGTCGCGAATCGCGCCCGTGATCGCGGCGACCTTGGTCCCCACGCGGAAGCTGCGGCGCGTCGTGCGCGCGGGCGTGACTTGGAAGATAAACGAGTCGGTCGTCGTCGCAATCGAGGCGCCGAGAATCGGCACGCTCGGCGTCGGCGGCGGTTGTTGTCGCGCGAGCGCGCGGACGGGCGGCGTCTGCGTCGGATAGAGGAAGCTCTGGACGAGGCCGCCAATCGGCGGATGCGGCGTGGGGATCTGGCGTTGCGGCATTAGCCATCGACCCAGACCACATCAGGGGTCAGGACGACCCAATCGAGCGGACTCGGGACCGCCGTCGGCGTCGTGCGGAGATAGGGGACGGGCTGAAACGTCGTCGCCCGCATATTGATGATCGACGTCAGGTGGTGGTTCACCATCTGGGGCGTCGGCGCTTTCCATTCGAGCGCGACCGTCGCCCCGCCGCCGCCGCCGACCGCCGCCACGCGCACGGCCGCGATCGCATCATCGGCCGTCGCGCTCCACAACACACTGACCGCGCCCGTGCCGTGCTTGTAGCCCGCCGCGCAGTTGATCGTGTCGCCGTTCTGATTCAGCGTCTCCGCCGTGCCTGTGAACACCGGCGCATCGCCGCCGTTCGTATTCCCGCCGATGCCGACGGACGCATCGTTGGCGGTCAGGTTGGTCGGCGTCACACTCAGCGGATTGGTCGCGCCGGCCGCCGACACCGCATCGCCGCCCGGGCACGGCGTCGTCTGGTCCGCGCCCTGGAGGAGCAGGGCGTTGCTATGGAACTGCGCGGAGCCCGAGAAGTTGACCGTGATGGTGCCGGTGCCCGTGGGCGCAGGGACGGCC